GGAAGAGTTCTACTACCAAATCCCCTAGAGAGGATCGGTACCCAAACCTCAACCCTTTGGAGACATCGGTTATGCCTGACAAAGAGCCGGAGACCACACAAGAATCCATAACTCCTGTCGCACAATTTCTGCGCGATATTGGAGTTAGGTTTCTCAGCGAACTTCTTGTAACATTGGTTACAAAGGTCCAGGAGTGGCTTAGTGGCGTCCCCAGCCCAAAATGAATATGAGAATTTATTCTCAAGTTCTTTGAGCTGTCCGACAAGACTAATCCACTGTCGCACGCTTGAACAGCAGTGGTAGTGGAATTTAACAATTCCACATTTCTCACCACCGACCATCCACTCACCACAAGATTCCCTAACAAGGGTTTCTTTGTAGCAACTTTTTGATCGGTTTACGATGAGACCACTGCACTCGAGCTGTGAGATGGCATACTCTGCCACGTCAAGTGGTAGAATAATGTCATCGCCAAAGACCCTAACAACTGGGTTTCGTCTCTTACTCCTCCCCGAGGCTATTGCCTGGATTAAACTCCAGAAAATAAGCGTCTCAAGGGGGAAACAGAGAGCGCTTCCCATCGTGGCCAAACTATTATTCCTAATAGTTGTCCCATCAGGAAGTTCAACTTCGTTGCTTCGGTACTTTGTCAGCAGGCGGAAGGCTTTAGCCGGAAGGAGCATTCTAGCCAACCTCACTGAGAGGTGGTCGGATGCATCCTTGAGATCTAGGGTTGCCAAATCCAAGCGCTTGCAAAGACGCTGATTTGGAACCTGATCTACAAAGCTAATACACCTTCCAGACAAATGGTTCCTCGATATCAGAGCGTAGAGAACTTCTTTTAACCCCTGCTGGGCAAATTGAAGTTCCTTTGGCTCTATACAGATGCTCCTAAGATTTTTGAAATCTTTCGGAACGATCTGCAACCTAGATTTCCTAGGTATATCAGTGAGGGAATAAGATTGTCCAGTAGGGCAATTCGCTCTCCATTCATAGAGGGCAGGATCACCACCACTGATACAATCAAAATTCCATTTGTCAGCACCGACTTCGCGATTCGCTACAGCACCTGGACCATGCTTACCAAATGGGTTTGATTCCCACTGGGCAAGTTCCGGTCGCAAGTCGTCGCCATCCATGAGCACTTCATGTAAGAGCTTTCTAGCTCTACGAAGAACCCATGAATCAGTAT